AGCTTCTGGGTGACGGGGGGGGCGGGGGCGGGAGTTGTGTCAACCTCGCCGCTGTCGATACTGTCATGCTCCACAATGTCAAGAACGAGCTGCCACAGGTAGCGGCGAATGTAGGTGATGGAGCTACCGGTCGCCTGCATTTCGTTTGTGACCTGATTGCCAGCGTTGGACACGATGGGGGCGATGGGGGTGTACGGTGCAACAAAATCAATGAAATCCTCACGGTCATTGACATTGTAGACACGAGCGGTCGCCTTGTCGCCGTACATGGACGGAACCATCATCAGACCGATTTCAAGGAAAATCTGCTCGGCCTTGGGAACAATGTCCGCCAGCTCGAAATACTTATATTCGAGCTTCATGTGCTTGCCGCTCTTGTCCACGCCAGCTTCGAGGAAGCGCACACGGGCAAGCTGCAACTTCTGGAACACATTCATGGTGGAATAATCCACCGCCGCAGTCTCAGCGGCTTTTTTGGTAGTAGCCATATTTATACCTCCAACATTTCTAATAATTTTTTCTTGATAGAATTGACTTTGCGGGTATTCCTTCGCCGTCTCTCTCCGAGAAAATCCATAATTCTCTTTTCGGTTGTAGCGATATACCACTCTCGGTCAATCTCATCAAGGGATAGATGGTTGTCATTGTCCACCAGACAATGATCGGGGATATTGCCGATTTTCTTGTAGCTTTCGCCTTTCAGAGCATAAAGCGTACCGAACCATTGGCGATCTTTGAACGGGTCTACGGCGTACACACGGTTGACTCTCTGGACTTGTACCTCACGATTGCCTATCTTCTGGACAACACCGTCATAAGAAGAACCGGCTTTTGCGATGATCTGAAAATCCATAATATCGGTACTATCCATGATTGTTTCTCGAACAGGAACGCCTTTCGTGAAATAGTCAATCAGGGCTTTCTTGACAATGACCATCGAATTGTTGATCTGCCATGCACCTTTCGAGGTTGCGCCGTAACTAACATACGAGCCAACTGACTTGACCTTGCCGTTGGTCTTTCGGAGAATGAGGTTATTGACATCTTTAATCCAAACCTCGTCAATCTCGTCCAGTTCCAATTCAAACCCCGTGGTTTGCTCCCACGCAGCACAGACGCTATCCACAATGGGAACCTCGTCAGCGTCAATCTCGTACATTAGACCGTCCGTGTTGAAGTTCAGTAGGACGATTGACGTACACGCTTGAAGCAACTGAACAAGCAGCATTGTCAGGAAAAGCTGTCCCGATATTCGCATGGAACGGGTTTTCAACGGGTCGTAGAGGTCGTTATAGCGGTTTTCCTGTGCCCCCGATACGGTGTTAAGCGGGAGCTTCAAGTCCTTCGCCAACTGGTCATTACCGTCATGCTTGGCCTGTATGCGCTCCTTACGAATGTTGTAGAACACATGAGGGTCAGGTACATTCCGGGAAAGATACTGGAACAATTCCAGCAGCGAGGGGTACAGCGAAGAAACATCTCGGTTTTGGATAACCCGCTTCGCCGTAGATTTGCCGTGATACCCTTTAACTGAGCCATGAACGCCGCCCCACGCATACCGGCAAGGGAAATCGCCAAACTTGTAGGTCAGAGCGGTTTTGAAAAGAACTTCGTCAGGGATTGACTTGTCGTGAATGGTGTCGAAGAAATCCAAAATCTCTTGCGGGATAAGGGACACATCTAACCGTGGAGGATAGGCATAATCTCGACCATCGTTCCACTCTCTACGCCTTGCGTTCAGCATAAGTGCGGTTAGCTTGGCATTGGTGCAAGACAGGGCTTTTTCGTCCGAGATACCCACTCTACGACCGAGATTGATCTTCGTCTGCAAATACGATTGTCTGAGGTCTACCAATTTCTCAGTAGCGTCAACATCGTGCTTACAGTAGAAAATCGTTTCGTCCAGTTCTTCATCGGTCAGAGGACGGTCAAGATCAAACGGCACAGAGCTTTCAACCACCGACATTCCTAAATGACCCTCACAGGCTTTCAGCGAAAGGCCCTCGTACATATCGTCACGAATATCAAACGAGGTCACGAATACGGGATTGTCCCGCATAAGAGGGTGTTGCCAGCCCTGTCCACCATCAATGAGGTAGTCACTTAGAGCTTTTACTTCCTGCGGCGTACAATCATCTGCAACAGCTTTTAGAATGAAATTGTCATACGCCTTGTTATTGAAACCACAGAGAAGCGGTTGTTCTCGAAGAAACTGCCAGATTGCGTCATTGTCGTTGTGAATGACTGTGTATTCACCTGTGTCTTTGTTCTTGAAGACAAAAAGCCAATCGTAGGCAAACACCTCGCAGTCGAAAATGAAAGGTTCAAGGTTCAGCGGTATCACCTCCAAAGAGATTATCCAGATACCTTTCGGCAAGGACTTCTTGAACACCCTCCATGATGTAAAGCATACAAGGGAAAGCCATGCCATTTCCCCACATCTTGTACTCAGCAGAGTCCTTATGAGGAACCAGCGCACACCAATCTTTCTCGAACCCTTGAAGGGAAGCACACTCGGTAGGGGTGAGCTTTCGAGCCAGATAAATGACTTCACCGTTCTCAGTCTGTGTGGGAACGAAAAGGGTCTGGTCGTTGTTGCATGAGAGTGTTGCGCTCTTATCTTCCTGTATCAAAGCACCCTTCCCACCGCCCTCACAGCTAGAACGGATTTTCAGGGTGTATGGGATTGCTGCAACAGGAGATTGAAGTCCGCTTGATGACGCTTTCAATGTAGGAGATACTGTCTTAGAGAAAGCCACGCTCCCCGCACTCTTACCGGCACCCCCGTTTGCAATTCCGACATCACCTTTGCATGGAACTAACACCAAATTCTCAGTCCCGCCTCCGTAATTACCACCAGTAGCTTTCAGAGTAACGGCTTGTTTCGAGGGTACATATTCGTTATAAGAAGCCTGACCAAACGCTTGTGCCTGAATAACACATAACCCGCCTTGATTTTTTGCAGGGCTTTGGTCTGCACAATCGAGCGTTTTTGCAATATCTACTCGTCTACTCCCGCTATGCGGATTTGCACTTTTCATGCTATTGCTGGCAAGAGAGTCAAAGCTAAAAACCGCTATCGGGACATTACCTCCCCCCCGTTCCCATTCGTCCTGAGAGGGTTTGTACGATACCATCTCTGCGGAGGACAACTCGGCTGTCTTGAGGGTGGCTTTCAACTGCGAATACGCTATTGTATTCAGAAGGGCTTGTTTTAACAGTGGGTCTAATTGTTTCCCTCGTTGTTCTGACCTTCTTAAAATCCCTTCGCAAGCCCTCACGCTCAAATAGTATCTGTCCGGCACATTGACCTCCAAGATCGAGGACAACGAAGACACGCTTGCGTCTTTGGGGAACTCCCCAACCTTGCGCATCGAGTCCTCTCCAAGCGATAGAGGAATGATCTCCCAAGACGAATCCAGTGTGCGGCCATTTTTGCCGTCCTTGCTTGTCTTCCGCATATCGAGGAACGCTATCGTTTCCCTCGCAGATTTTCCAGAGAGTTTCGATGACTGTTCGGAAGTCTTCTCCCTGTGTCGAGCTAAAAGCTCCATAAACATTTTCCCAAATGACGATTTGAGGAAATCTCCCATTGGTAGCACACCTCATTTCCTGAATAACTCGGATTGCTTCAAAGAATAGAGAAGACTCTTGACCAGCAAGCCCCTTACCATTCCCGGCAATCGAGAGGTTTTGGCACGGAGAGCCGAAGGTGATAACATCGACCGGCTCGATTTCTGCGCCGTTCATCTTGGTAATATCGCCAAGGTGAACCATCTTGGGAAAACGGGACTGTGTGACGGCTTTCGGGAAAGGCTCAATCTCACTCGCCCATGCCGGGATAATACCGACAGCAGAAGCGGCAAGAGGACAAGTCCCGCTGCCATCAAACAGACTACCTAGCTTCACTTCGACACCTCCTGTTCGATGAATTTACAACCGCACTTGCGGTAAGTGGTGCACCGCTTCTTATAGCTTCGCACGAGGTACTGGATACCATCGTCCACATAATCGTAGGCAATCGGCTCACCCTTTCCCGTGAAGGTACGAGCGATACGACCAATGCTCTGAGTTATTACAGCATAGTCCTTCTGCGGTGTGGTCAAATACAAGCGGTCGAGCCGGGCATTCCTTTGCCAGTGAATAGGTAGCGAACAGATACCGCTTGCGCCCCTGCCGCATTTCCTCAATGGCCTGTTCTCGGAGAGCCTTGGCTTTCTTCGTGGTCATCTTCCCATCAATCATGACCGCCTGTTTTCTCAGGTCAGCAGGGAGATTGTTCATTAGATATTTCAAGTGGCTCAACCGGTCGGAAAGAATGAGGTTAAAATGGTCATAGTTTACAACGAGATCATGCATAATCAGAAGGTTTCGTTCAAAATTATCAGCGAGATAATTAACCAACTTGGCATAGATGATCGTACCGTCTGTGTCCAAAAACTCACGGCTTAGTCCTTGATGTGTGGCACGGGGTAGAACGCTGACAGTCATGATCTTGTCTTTTACCGCTTCGTCCGGTACTTGATAGGCAATCCCGCCCAGCAAGGCGTAGGTGGCAGCAATCATACCGTCTGCCCTGTGAACCGTGGCAGATAGACCGTACTTGTGCCGAGCTGCCAGAGCGTTCAACACCTTTGAGAACTGTGTCATAGCGGTCGGAGTTCCGGCCACGCGGTGGCACTCGTCCACGATGATACAATCCCAAACATCACGGTACTGGCGCAGATCGAGATTGCACATAGTCTGTACCGTTGCGAAGGTGATTGCCTTACCGATTTGAACCCTACCTTCGGTGATCGTGCCGATCAGAGAAGGACTCATGTACTGCTCCGCTCGGCTTTTGCTCTGTACGAGCAAATCCCGTGTATGGGTCAGCCAGAGTGTCCTTCGACCTGTATCTGCCGCAACAGCAATTCCGATCTGCGTCTTACCGCACCCCGCAGGGGCTTGAAGAATACCATAGTAGGCAGTTATCAGGGCTTCCTTGGCTTCTACTTGGTAATCATAGAGTGGGATGGTGCAACCGAAGTCTACCTCGGTCGGTGTAGGAAGATTGACCTTCATGTGGCAATCGTCCATCGCCAGCACATCGTTCAAACACCCGTAGGGGAGAACCAGCGTGTCACCGTCCCATTGGAACAGGTACAACTTCTCAGGAGTATTGCCTGTCCAGAAACCCATACGTTTTTTCTTGATGTATTCGGGATTAGAAAGGATGAGCTGCTTCTTGCACCATGTAAGCAACTGCTCAGACGGGTTTTCAATTCGGAGCTGGTTGCCAACAGTTACTTGCATAGACTCACCCACGCATCAAGGGAAATACACATCATGCGAATATCCCTTTCGTTGAGTTGCTTAACACCTTTCGCGGCCAAATTATTGAGTGTATAGAGCGAAATGAAGTATACATCTCCGTCTTTCAGCCTCAGCGCAAACCAGCCGGTGCCGTTACCTGTAGCTTCCCACAGCGTCATTGCGGATCGCTGATTTTCTTCGATTCGGTTTAGGCGAAAAACATCATTCTCACACACCTTGCAATCGATCGGGTGGGTTTCTCGATTACGAGAGGCAAGTACATCAAACGGCTGGCCTTGCGCGTTTTGAGCGAGATTATGCGCCCAAAAGCCTTTATTGGACAAATATTCACACAACGATTTTTCAAAACCGTTGCCGACTTTACGGTTGACATTCATTTAAATCACTCCTTTACAAGTGAATTAGCCATATCGTTGAGCCACACTTTGAGATCGTCTAGTGTGGACAAATTCGCTTGTTTAAATTTCTCATCCCATTCCTTCTCTGCTGACGAAAATCCGTAAGAAATATAATCCCTTTTTACGGATTTGTACCTCTTGTCAAGCTCACTCATTTCATTTAGCCACGATTCGGTCTTGTTATCTACGGCGAGGTTTTCAAACCATTTTTTATATGGAGACAAAATGGGTTCCCGCTTTTGGATTCTCTGCTGCAAGCGTGTATATTTTAAGCGCACAGGATCAGCTTTTAATTTCTCATATTTAGCTTTGTTTCGGATGAGAATGTCTCGGCAATGGGGACAATACTTCCCGCTTGTTTTGGGGATAAATGCTTTACCACAATCCTTACACGCTATAACTCTAATATCGGTGCTTATTTTCGCTTTCGTTGCATCATCACTCCTTTACAAGTGAATATTTCCGATATATAATCTGATTGAGCATTTTCGCTTGCCGTTGATGGAACTGGTACTTCCGTCAGCGGCTTTTTCTTTGCTTCGACTCCAAAAGACCGTACAACTTACCGAACAAGCCAAAACACACAAGGCTAACCGCCATATGAATTGCGCCAACACCCAGCGTCATTATCTCTTTCTCGATAGAACCGACTACACCCAGAAGGTAGAAAAACGAGAGAAATGCGAGTGCTCCAAAAACCTTTTTCACGAAGTGACCTTCTTCCATATGTACTTCTTGCCGTATCGCTGTTCGTACCACTTTTCAAACTCGGCTCGGTGAGCTTCGTCCTTGAAATATTCTCGAACGCGCTGAGCGACCAGTAGGCTTAATGCGCTTGCCTGAGCCTGTTTTTCGGGGGCAAAAACACTCATGATACGATTTTCGCCTCGTACTCGTTCAAAATATCGAGCGAGCGACGCAGGATTTCATCTGCTTTCGGGCCAATACGAGTGCCGGACAGCGTTGCCGACATTTCAAACTTGTCCGTAAGCAGCCCCTCGTCCGACAGGCGATGAATAAGCCACGCATAGGTGAGCGTAAAGTGAGAAATCTTATCCCTAATCTGTTCTGCGTAGGAAGAACGATCTCTCATAGACAACGGACGGGAAGTCTCTGCCATCGTGCGACCTCCTTTCATGTGGATTGCAACTTTAGTTGTAAATAATCCTTGCAATCGGAGGTCGCCTATGCTACAATCAGTTTTGCGAACGACAATAGCATTGGCGATACCCCGATTATGAAGGAGCCTATTTCCTTTTGCGAGAAGGAAGTTGACCCCTCGGATTACTGTTGCCTTTATTAACTTTCGTTGTTGTAAGTTGAGTATAATCCCGTGGACGGGATTTGTCAATAGGGCGATAGTGATTTTCTGAAAAAAATTCCCGTTGACGGGAACGGAGGAAAACACGATGACTTTCTATGAGCGGCTGACCGAACTACGCAGAGAAAAGGGATTAACTCAGAAACAGATTGTTGATGAACTCGATCTCGGTAAAAATTCTTTTGGGGACTGGAAGAGAGGGGCTATCCCTGTCCGTTCCACTCAGCAACTTCTTGCCAAATATTTCGGGGTATCGGTTGATTACCTTATGGGAAAAACTAATAACCCCATTCCTAATACGGAAACGGTAGGCACCTACATTCCGTATGAGAAACAGGGTTTGCGTCCAGTCATCGGTTTAGCTTCGGCAGGAACAGGGGTGATTGCAGAAGAAATGATTGTTGGTTGGGAAACAGTTGATGACGAATACGATAACGACAACTGCTTTTGGCTCGAAGTATCTGGTAACAGCATGGCACCACAGATTGATAATGGCGATAGAGTGCTTATTCAGCGGGACGCAGAAATCGAGAGTGGCTGTATTGCCGTGGTCGTGGTAGACGGTACAGACGGGTTTTTAAAACAAATCGAGTTCGGTGAGAACTCCACCTCGCTTCACTCGTTTAATCCGTATTATCCCGACATGGAGTTTGTAGATGCCGACCAGAAACGTTTGCACTTTGTCGGTCGCGTCCGGGAAATGAAGCGGAGGTTCTGATATGCGCCAGAAGTTTAAGATCGACCTCTCTATGCTGACCCCGGAAGAACAGCAGCAGTTTCGTGATGACCCTACCACCCTGACCAAAGGTGAAGTTGATGTCGCTTTGTACCTTCGGTTCAGTTCGGAACGGCAGAAAGAACAGTCCATTGAGGGGCAGCTTCGAGACTGTATTGCGTACTGTAAGCGCAAGAGCTTCCGCATTGTCGCCATTTATGTTGACCGTGCTACTACTGCTCGGAAAGATGTAGAGAAGCGAGTCCATTTTCAGGAGATGATTTCCGACAGCGCTCATCATCTCTGGAACTTCGTGGTCGTGTGGAAGCTCGACCGCTTTGCCAGAAATAGAGAAGACAGCGCCGTGTTCAAAATGCGGCTGCGGAAGAATGGAGTTCGGGTCAAATCCGCAACCGAAACAATCTCTGATAACCCCGAAGGTATCATCTTAGAGTCTGTACTCGAAGGTATTGCCGAATACTATTCGGCAGACCTCAGCCAGAAAATCACTCGCGGATTGAGAGAGTCAGCCATGAAGGGTCATTCCGTTGGTGGCCATGTCCCGTTGGGCTACAAAATCGAAGATCATAGACTTGTAATAAATCCGGCAACCGCCCATATCGTACAAGAAGCATTTCAACTCTACGCCAATGGCGAGAGCATGGCTGAGATTTGCCGTATCTTCAACGGCAAGGGCTACCGTACCGCCAAAAACTCGGAGTTTAACCGAAGCAGTTTTAAATCCATGTTTAAAAATGTGCGGTATATCGGGACATACATCTACAAAGACATAAAGAAAGAAAACGCCATCCCAGCCATCATCGACAAAGACCTCTTTGAAACGGTGCAACGGCGGCTTTCTTTGGCTGCTGACGCGCCCGCAAGGGGTAAAGCCAAGGTGGATTACCTCCTATCTGGAAAGCTGTTCTGCGGGCATTGCGGGGCTACTATGAACGGGGAAAGCGGTACGAGTAAAACCGGAGCTATCCACAACTACTACACCTGCTATTCACGGAAACGGCGAAAGGGCTGTGATAAGAAGCCATTAAAGAAAGATTTCATTGAACGCATTGTCGCACAGGACGCTATGGCGCTGCTTACCAACGATGTGATTGAGGAACTGGCCGACATGGCTATGTCGCAGGCGGACAGGGACTTGAAAGAAAACACCCGCATTCCTGAACTATCTACCAGACTCACCGAGATTGAACAAGGTATCAACAACATCACTAAGGCCGTTGAAAAAGGAATTGCGTCTGACGCTCTCCTGGATCGCCTGACTGAGTTGGAGAAGGAAAAGAAAGACCTGACCTCTCAGCTTCGGGAAGAAGAAAAATACATCTACCGAATTGACAGAGATCAGGTGGTATTCTGGCTGACGAAGTTCCAAGGAGGCGATATAGAAGACGAGGATTGCAGGCGGCGCATCATCGACCTTCTGGTAAATTCCGTGACGGTATGGGACGAACCTGACGGATATAAAATTACCACCGCATACAACCTCACTTCCTGCAAAACAAAGACTTTCCGGGTCAGCAACAACGCTGACTCTCCTTCCGGGGAAGGGTTCGGATTTGGGGAGCTATCGTCCACCATTGGACGCATATCCGAACCCTACATTGTGTGGGGAACGGTATTCGTCCAAACCAAAAGACACTCCTTGTCTTAAAACAAGGGGTGTCTTTTTTGTTTAGGTGATAAAGGTGAGTAATCGGGCGTTTTTCCTATAAACTATCTCTAATACGCGCGTATTAAGGAGAAGTTATAGGGATTTTGACCCGATTACTCACCTTTATCACCTTGTACAATTAAATGTAAAAATCCCCGGAAGCTAAAACCCCCGGGGATGCTATTATATGAATATCATTTATCCGTCAGTTGCTTGATCGACTGATTAAGTCCCGTTGCCGCCCAGCCGGAAACGATACCGACAGCCGCAGCGTCCAGCCAGTTATCGGCCGGGTAACTGGGCACGCCCATCACCCATGCCACCACACCGAGCGCCAGCCCGGTCACGCCGCAGATAATGGGAATCCACTTGTCTGCCACATTGGTGGCCTTAACTGCCATGCCTACCAGATACGCGATGGCGGTGATCGCCGCCACAGATGCAATACCAAAATCCATATGTATACCCCTTTCAGTTTTCTGTCGGTAGCTGCAAGAATTTACTGTGAATGTCATCCATCACGCCGTTGACTCCAAGTGCATGATATTGTTTCCAGCAATTCTCAAAATTCTGTCGGGCATAGATCGGGGCGTAACCCCGATCATGCCATTTGTTGTAATCTGCGATCATCTGCGCCCGCAGCAGGGCCTGTACGCCCAGTTTGGTCGCCGCAGTGTCCGCACGGTCATGCCTGATCTGCGTCGCCAGATGCCGGATCATGGCCAGCAGCGCCGCGATCAGCAGCGATGGCACGCCCAGCAGGCATAGCCACTGATATGTAGTCATCGGGCAGCGTCCTCCATCATCCGCTGGCACACGACCAGCGTCCGCATCATATCCATGGACAAGTTCAGCTTGCCATCGCCTACACCGGCAAGCGCGCCTTTATCCGCAAGCGCCTGCAAGCTGTCGAGCGCCCAGTCGGGTACATTAGTCACCTTGCCGTCCACGATACGGCCATAGCGCGTATCGCGCATACGCCACATGACGTATAACATCCGCAGCATATCGGCGGACAAGTCCAAATTACCGCCACCGATGCCGGAGATCATACCCGCGTCCATCATCTCTTTGATCGTGCTGCGTGCCCACGCGGGCACGTCCTCGATTCTGTTGTATCGTACCATATCCTCGTCCTCCTCGTCTGTAGTAGTGTTTTGCGGCGCAAGCGAAGCCTTGAATGCGTCCCACTGCGCCGGGTCATCCACCCACGGCATGGGGCAGTGCTTGCCCGTCACGTCGTAGTGCCGCACAACGTGCTCCGTGTCGATGCCATAGCGCTGCATGATCTCCCGCGCCAGCGCCGCGGCGTTTGCCACGGTCTCCGGCTTGATGTAGTAGCTGCCGTCGGCGCGCTTGCGGCTGCACATCTCAATGCCGATGCTGTTGGCATTGCGGCACTCGGGGTGCCAGTACGCCCGCGCGCCGCAGTGCCACGCCGTGTCGCCCTCGCGCACGGACTGCATCGCACCATACTCATCGCAAAAATAGTGCGCGCTGGCCTGCAGGCCGCCCACGCGGTGGTAGTAGTCGCAGTTGTTTTTTGCCGTGTCGCCGTTGTTTGCCGTGTAGTGCATCACAATGTACCGCACCGGCTGCGTGCGCCCGGTGCGGAAATTGGCCTTGTTGCAAGCAATAAATTCCATCTGTGCCTCCTTTTACGTGATCGGTTCATTTATGGTAGCGATAACTGCCGACGCGTCTGTGCAAATCAGACTTACGCGGATGTAATGCTCGCCGGTTGCTGTCACCGTGACAATATCTCCGCTGCTGGTAAAACGAAGATTATTCCATGCATACCCGTTGTATAAGTAGCCCGCGCTTATAAACATTGCTGTTGCGCTATATGCCACCGCTATGCTGTGCCCATCGTTCGCTGCAGGAAGGCTCACACCCTTGATACGAAGTGTATCGCCAGCTTTCAGGTGGATCAAGCTTGTAGCGTTCATATTTGCGCCAATCGTCGCCCAGCCCGCTTGCGCTTTGTTCGTACCGCTCCCTGCGCTCAACCTTGTGTCTGCAGAGATTCCGACTGTATCAAGGATGTTTGTAACGGTCGCAGCGCATGTAATCACGATGTTGCCTGTTACCTTGGCAATTGCGATTGTGTTTCCGGATACTGCCGACGCAGAAACGTCCGTTCCACCCATCGTGACGTTGATTGCGCCAAGCTTTTTGTATGTGCGGGTCGGGGAGAGCGTCGTGGTGTAGGCCGCCCCCTCGGCGAT